CGCAAAAGGGATAGGTCACGCTTCCGTGCGGTGCTGTCCTTCCTTGTGTGGGTTCTGATTGCGCCGCCCGTGCCGGTTAGCCGAGACACGGATGGTCACTGGATGGTTCGCTTCAGTCCCCGCCACTGTCAAAGGTTTCAATCCTGCCCTGGAATTGGAGCCCTTTCCGGAATGGACACCGCAGCCCGCCAGCCGAAAGGCCAGCGGGCTGTAGCGTTCCACGCGGCCGATCGGAGCCCCTGTCATGGAATCCGGCATCACGGCGTTACTCGTCTACTTCGTCCGCGCTGCCGGTCTGTTCCTCGCGATTGGCGTGTCTGCAGTGATGGCTTGCGTCATGCCGTTCACGGAAAAGGGCGGGATGGCAGCGTCCGCAGTGGCGGCCGTAGTCGTCGCCGGAGGCGTCCTGTCCTGGCCGCGCTGGCCCGGATCGTGGCGAGCCGACGCCCCATCAGAAAAGCAGATCGCCTACGCGGAAAACCTTGGCATCCGCATTCCTGCCGGCATCACGAAGGGCCGGCTGTCCGACATGATCGAGGCCGCGAAACAGGCTCGCGCCTGACAGGAGGTCAACATGGCTACGGTAAGTGAACGGCAGCCCGTTGGGCGACCAAGAGTCCGCCCACCATCAGCGCTATTCCAGCGAATCGAGGTAATGGCCAAAAGGCGAGGCGTGCGGCTTGATGAGCTTGCAGCAAGGGCCGGGGTCGGACGGGCAACGCTGTACCAGCTCAATGACCCGAAGGTGTCCACCGCCAAAGCGATCGCCGACGCCCTGGGCGTCACGGTCGATCGGCTGATCTCGCCGCCGCGCAGCGGGCGACGCAGTGGAGCGTGACGAGATGATGCCTGAAATACCAGTCAGCTTCGTCTATCTCGCGCCCGACGGCACTGAAGCAACTGACACGCAGTTTATCGCCGTGTGTTCATCTGTGCCGCGCGTAGGCGAAATGGTTGTGCCGCACGCTGGCAGCAAAAAAGTCGTCGTGCATCAGGTGTACTATGCGATCACGGCACACCCGCACGTTCCACGGTGCTTCTCTATGACACCGAACGTCGTGCTCAAAGAGGTTCGCCAGTAGCGGAAAGACGATTATCCCATGCCAACTTCATGTAGGCGGCGTGAATGGCATCTTGCCGATCGTATCGCTCCATGATCTTGTCGAGCGTCTTCCCCTCTTTGACACGGCTTTCGTGCAGGCTCGTCAGTTGAGCCACGGCCTCTTCGAGCCGTAGGACTAACCCTTCAAGCGTCGCGGCGCAGCGGCACGATCCGCAGCCATGGCATCCGGCCCCCTGTCGCGGTGCAAATTCCGTCATGGCATCACCCTCCTGTGGTGTCGTGATTCCCTGAAACGCCCGCGATTCTAGCCATTTGTCCGTTTGCTGGAAAATGGTGTTGACACCATTGTCGGTGCGCCATACAACCCCTCCCCGTGACGCTCACGTGAGCGATCACCGCTGCTGACCGCAGCGTCAAGGAATCGACGAGCGACGGATCGCACGCCATGCCTCTCGGCAAAGCGAATCACGACACCGACGGCCGCAACGTGGCCTGCGGTGCAAACCTCACGGATGGGAGTGCCTGCCGGTCACGGACGGCCGGCAGGCTTTTTTCATGCTGACTTTGCGGCGGAAAGAACAGGAATCGTTTGTCATCGCGCTTGCCGACGGCACCGAAATCACGGTGGCCGTTCTCGACATTCGCGGCGACACGATTCGGATCGGGATCGAGGCCCCGCGGCATATCGTGATTCACAGGTCTGAGGTCTGGAGGTGGGTGCGCGACGAGTGGCTCAGGGAGCAAGAGGAGCTGAAGAATGAACGCTGAAAACGTGTCGGATCGGATGCCGGGTGACGCGGAGGCCGCGGGGGCCATTGCGGGGATGCAGGACGTTTACGGTCGGCACATGCCGTCGGTGGGCGACTGGGTCAACGGCGAGAGCGCTGGCCGCCGGTGGGCTGGACGCGTGCTTCGGATCGATGAGTCGACTGTGGTCATCGACCTCGACGGCGAATACGGCCAGCTGGTCGCACGAACCTCTGACATCGCGGGGTTCTGACCATGGAAAACACTCGCGAAGCATGGTTGGCAGAGCGGCGGACGGGGATCGGCGGCAGCGATGTTGCCGCGATCCTCGGGCTGTCGAAGTGGAAGACGCCGCTCGACGTGTACATGGAGAAGACCGGGCAGGCCCCTCCGCAGCCCGAGAGTGAGCCGATGCGGTGGGGCACGCTCCTGGAGCCCGTCATCCTCCGTGAGTTTGCCGAGCGGCACGGCATCCGCGTCATCCGAGAGGATGGCATCAAGCGGCACCCGCGTCACGGCTTCATGCTCGCCAGCCTGGACGGCTGGGCACCCGAGCTGCCGGCCGTGGTCGAGTGCAAAACGGCACGCTCGGCCGACGGCTGGGGTGAGCCGGGGACGGGAGAGATCCCGGCCTACTACCAGACCCAGGTGGCCCACTACATGGCCGTCACCGGGGCGGCTCTGGCGTTCGTTCCGGTGCTGATCGGGGCGAGCGACTTCCGCGTCTACCAGGTCGACCGCGACGACGAGTTCATCGGCGACATCATCGAGGCCGAAGCGGCTTTCTGGCATGACCACGTGAGGGCCGGCATCCCGCCCGAGCCGATCAACGCGGCCGACGCGGCCCGGCTCTGGGCCCGCGACAACGGCGAGACGGTTGAGGTGGCCGGCGAGCTGGCCGACGACGTCGAGGAGCTGCGGGCGCTCCGGGAGCAGGCGAAAGACCTCGAGGAGCGGATCGGCTCGATCGAGGACCGGCTGAAGGTGGCGTTCCGCGACGCGTCTTCGATTGCACATGGCGGCAAGGTGCTCGCCACGTTCAAGGCCCAGACGCGCAAGAGCATCGACACGAAGGCATTGACGGCTGCCAACCCGACGCTGGCCGATCAGTTCCGCACTGAGAGCACGTTCCGAGTCCTGAGATTGAAGTAACCACGAAGAAGGAGAAGAAGACCCATGACCACAGAGATTGCATCGGCAGCCCCAAGCCTGCTTGCGAAGATCGCCAGCCGCTACAGCGTGGAGCCGGCAAAGATGTTGAGCACGCTGAAAGCCACGGCGTTCAGGCAAAAAGACGGGCCAGAGGTCAGCAACGAGCAGATGATGGCCCTGCTGATCGTGGCCGACCAGTACGGCCTGAACCCGTGGACGAAGGAAATCTACGCCTTCCCCCACCAGAACAACGGCATCGTGCCGGTCGTCGGCGTCGACGGCTGGGCGCGAATCATCAACAGTCACGAGCAGTTCGACGGCGTTGACTTCGTCGAGGCAGAGACCGTTGGCGGTGCCGTGCCGGCGTGGGTCGAGTGCGTCATCTACCGGAAGGATCGGTCGCACGCGATCCGCGTGAAGGAGTATTTCGCGGAGTGCAAGCGGAATACCGGCCCGTGGGGATCGCACCCGCGGCGGATGCTCAGGCACAAGGCCATGATTCAGTGCGCCCGGCTCGCGTTCGGTTTCGTGGGCATTTTCGACGACGACGAGGCCTCTCGGATCGTCGATGCCACGGCCGTTGAAGAGGTCAAACCGGCTGCAGCTGCCGCCAAGACCGCCGCGGCCACGGCTGCGGCGAAGGCGTCGAAGCGGCTGGCGGCCCCGAAGCCCGCCAAGAGCCCGAAGGTGGAGGCCCTTGACGGAATCGCGGCCGCGGTCGCTGCTGCCGGCACGCTCGACGAGCTGGAGGAGATCCGCAAGCGTGCCTACGGCCACCACGACGACGGCCTCTTCGACGATGCCGACCTCGATGCCGCGAAGTCCTACATCTTGCGGAGAGTGGAATCCATGACCACGGCTGACGGCGAGATCGTCGAGGCCGCTGCGGCCGGAAATGGGGGTGACGCATGATAAAGGCCAAGAAGAAGCCGAAGGTCGAGGAGGCAGAGCAGCAGACTCCGGCCCTGTCTGAGCGTGAGTCAAAGCACTACCAGGAGATCCGCAGTCTTGAAGCCACTTGCGACCGCCTGGAGGGCGACTACGAGACGGCCAAGGCCGCGGCATCGGCAGCCAAAAGCATGTGGCAGGAGGCCGTTGCGCGGCTCAGGGAGTCGATCCGGCGCGGGCCAGACCCGCAGATGGCGCTTCCGATGGGCGACGACTTCATGTCGACCGACATCACAGAAGTCCTGAAACTGACGCCAAAGCAAGCTGAGGCCCTCGCAGACTGCGGCATACACACTGTCGAGGACTTCGAGAACGTGCGGGCTGGGAACGTGCCTGATGTCCAAGGAATCACGGACGTCCCAGGCGTCGGCCAAGCGACTGCGGACAAGTGGGAGGACGAAGTGCTCGATTGGCTCGCGGACAAGCGCGAGCAGCAGGCAGACGCCGACGACGACGACCACGAGGAGGACGAACTGTGAGCATGGCACAGTGGCCGACGTTCGCTCGAATGCGTGGCGACCAGTGCCGCGACTGGCTGCGGCGGAGCGATTTGCTGGACGCGACCGAGAAGGCCGGGCGGCGTCTCACGGAATGGCAGCTGCGGCGCGCTATCGCCCATCTGCCGCGTCCAGCTGTCAAGCGGTATGGGCACCTGCACTACACGCTTGATCATCTTGAGGCAGCCGTGTCTGTGGCGAGGAGGCTTGCGACATGAGCGACTACTACTCGCAGAATCCCGACTACGGCCCGCTGTTCCGCCAGACCGATCCGTCGACCTCGAGGGCGGCGGCCGTGGCCGTGGCCGACTGCATCGGCACACACGAAGCCCAGATCCTCGAAGCCCTGGAGCTGGGGCCGGCTCACCGCGACCTGATCGCGGCCCGGGCCGGGATGACGCGCGACGAAGTCTGGCGGCGGCTGGCCGCGATGGAGCGGCGGCGGCTGATCCGGAAGACAGGACGGCAGGCCCGCGGCGACAGCGGGCACTTGCAGGCCGTTTACGAAAAGGAGGCCACGGATGGCACGCAAACCAGATAGCCACCACGTCCTGCCGCTCTTCTGCGACGACCTGATAGCGTCTTGCGTCGACATGACACCGGCATGCTTTGGGGCCTACATGCGGCTCTTGTGCTTCGCCTGGACTCGCGGAGGCCTGCCCGACAATGAGGCTGCCTGCGGACGGATCGCTGGAGGACTCGATGCGGAGGACTGGCAGCAGATCCGGTCGCGGCTCACGGTGCTCGACGACGGCCGGCTCAGCCACGACCGCCTGGAGCGTGAGCGTGTGGCAGTCGCGGAGATGTCGGCGAAGAAATCTGAGGCCGGAAGGAAGGGGAATGAGGCCCGCTGGGGGTCGCAGGAGGTATCGCAAACGGATCGCAAACGGATCGCAGAGCGATCGCAGGCGGTATCGCAAACCGATCGCAAACCGATCGCCCCTAATCCTTCCCTTATCCTAGAAGAGAATACACACACACACACCGCGGGCGAGGTCGTGAAGGCGATGCAGGGGAAGCCGGTAGCGTCCGATCCCGACGAGCATGCCCGTGGATGGGCTCTCGACGCCTGGACGGAGTTCGCGGCCGCCTGGAACGCCACAGAGCGGGCTGAGCCCTGGAGGCACCTGTCACCGCCCGACGGCTGGGTTGACCTTGCAGCGAGCCCTGGATGGCTCCAGCGGGCCAATGAGGCGCTCGGCCTGCTGCCAAGCCGGAGGTTCTTCGACAGGCCGCTGCCGGTCACGAGGTTTTTCGAGTACCTCGATCGAATCAGGGCCGGCGAGTTCGCCGACCCCAAGGAACCACGGAACGGCCGCGCCGTTGCGGTCGCAGGCAAGGCACCACGGAGGGGGAACCTGTGAGCGAGCGAACTTGGGACGACAACCGCGAAACGATCAATGACCTCTGGCCGCTCCTGGAGCTGAGGCAGGCGGAAAAGGAGTTGTGGCACGACGACCTCTCTGGCCTGGACCAGGGCGTGCTCTACGAGGCCCTGCGCGAAGTGAAGCGGTCGAAGGAATCGCCTTGGCCGCAGCTGGCGTGGATTCACGATGCCTATCGGCAGATCGCGTCGGCCCGGCGCACCGCAGAGCGGATGGTCGAGACGATGCAGCCGGCATGGAGCGGCGATCGGCTCGTCATCGACGTCGAGGAGAGCCGTATGCTCGCGGAAAGTCACATGGTCGGACTGCGTTCCGCTCAGAGCCTTTTCGACTTGGACATGCGGTGCATGCAGTTGAACCACGACGTTGACAGGCTGGAGTCACGGACAGCCGTGCGGCTGTTTCAGCTAGCACGAGAGGCCAGGGAGCGAATCACGCTCGCCACGTTCGCCAACAGGAGCCAACTTTCCGAAACGCCAGGACAGGAGCCGGCGGCGTGAGGAACCAAGTGTGCGGCATCGACCCGGGCCCGCGCGAGTTCGCTTGGGTGGTATGGGACGGCTCGCAAGTCGTGAGATGCGGAGACGCGCCGAACTGCGATTATCGGCTTCTGCCACTTATTGGCCCCTGCCGCGAAGTTGCCGTCGAGTGGATCGAATCGTTCGGCATGGCCGTTGGGCGCGAGGTGTTTGAGACGGTGTTCTCGATCGGCCGGATGGCAATGCTCACGGACGTGCGGCTTGTTCCGCGGCGTGACGTCAAGCTGCACATATGCGGATCGCCGCGCGCGAAGGACGGCAACATCCGGCAAGCCCTCATCGACCGGTTCGGCCCGGTCGGCACGAAGAAGGCCCCGGGGCCGCTGTGGGGCATTTCCAAGCATCGGTGGGCCGCGCTGGCCGTGGCGGTCACGGCCTTCGACCTCGAGCACACCGAACACGAGGCGACGTTCCACCGCGATTGTGGTTGACCACGGGCACACTTGCAGGCAGGGAGGCCAGCATGCAGCGCGACGTTTCTAGAAACTGGTGCAGGAACCGGCGGCACCTCGTGCGAGACAGGCTTGGAAGGATCGTCGATTCCAAGCCGCTGGCTCTGACAGCCGTACAGGCCAAAGCCGTGGAGCGGTTGATGCGCGCTGGACGCAGCCTCCAAGACATTGCCGACGCCATCGGAGTTTCGCGAAACACGCTGCAACGGCGCTTACGCGATCAATTGGCCTACATCCCACGGAGGGGGAGAGCATGGATGGACGTCACAAGGCGGAAAGACCCGTCGCAGGAAGAGCTGCGACAGCAACTTGCCGGCCTGAGGCGTCCATAGGGCCAGTCGGTGCCAGACGTTTACCCTCCGGGCATGGCTACCGCTCCCCAGCTGCCGGGCCCGCTCCACGTCGCTTTCGTGCGAGGCGACGACTACTCGACCCTGCTAGACCTGTCGATCTCGATCGTCGGTTACACGTGGTCGGCGGAGATTTATTCGCTCACGAACGGCCAATCGCTCGCAACACCACAGATCACGGTTGTGGATGCTGCGGCTGGCAAGTTCAACCTGTCGCTGACCGACGCGCAGGCCGGCGAACTGCCGCCCGGCACGCTCGGGTTGCGGATCAACTGGTCGGCCCCCGGCGATGCAAAGAGGAGGGCCTTCGAAGGCGTGTGTGAGGTGATGCGATGAGCATCGAGGTTACGGCGACTGATGCGCCGATCACCGTTTCGTCTTCCGGTGTCAAGATCGAGGCAAACGTGACCGGCGGCATTGGTCCTGCTGGCACGCCGGGCGCGGCGGCTACGGTGACTGTCGGAACCGTAACGACGGCTCCGCCGGGCAGCTGGGCATCGGTTGTCAACGTCGGCACTTCGAGTGCGGCCGTTCTTAACTTCACGATCCCGGCCGGGGACACCGGCCCGCAAGGCGAGCGCGGTTTGCAAGGCGAGCGCGGTGAGCAGGGAATCCAAGGCATCCAAGGAATCCAAGGCCCAGCGGGACCAGCCGGGCCTGCGGGCAGCAATGCTACCGCGACGACCGACGCCTCGGCCTTGGTGTCGGGCATCCTCCCCGACGCCCGGCTATCGGCCAACATCGCCCGCACGAGCGACGTGACGGCGGCGGTGGCTTCTGTCGTGGGTGCGGCCCCCGAGAGTCTGAACACGCTCCAGGAGTTGAGCGCCGCACTGGCGAACGACGCGAACTTCGCGAGCACCGTTACCAACTCGCTCGCGGGCAAGGCACCAATTTCCCATGCGCACGACGCTTCCGCAATTACCAGCGGAACGGTTTCTCTGTCGCGCCTGCCGTTCACTCCCGTCTACCCGATCCGCGCCGTGTACGTCAGCGGCGTAATCCGCCTTGAGAGATCAGGGTTTCCGAATGTTCTCCTGACTCCGACCTACGCGACCGGCGGCTCATCTGGCGATCTCGCGGTGCTGGCGACAATGCAGTTTCCGGCAACGACCGTATCGGTCAGTGTTGAAAACTCAGTCAATAAGGGGCTGACCGACTACCCAGGCTATGCCCTCGCCTATGCGTCTCTGGAAGTCGCATTGATCGATGCCGACAACCGGATCGTCGGCTGGGGCACGACGACAAGCACCGGGATTGCGTCTCCCACGAACGGCACCGGCGGATACTTCATGACGCTGGCGGTCAATGAGTTTCCGACGATTGGATCGCCTCAGTCCTGGGTGCTCACAAACACCTCCAACACCTTCGCTTCGCTGCTGTCGAACATCCTGAATCAGCGTCCAGCGTATTCGCAGGTAAACAGCCGCCTGCTTGACTACATGGCTCGCGATTGGGCGAACGTCGCGAATAAGCCGACGACGGATGGCATAACCGAAGGCACGACGAACCTCTACCACACGACGGCTAGGGCGGCTGCGGCTGCACCCGTGCAGTCTGTGAACGGGCAGACCGGCGCGGTCACGATTTCCACCTACACGCTGCCCAACGCCACGACTTCGACGCTCGGCGGCGTGATTGTCGGCGCTGGCCTTGGCGTCTCGTCTGGCACCGTGAGCGTCGCCTACGGGACGACCAGCGGCACGGCGTGCCAAGGCAATGATGCTCGGCTCTCGGATGCTCGCACACCCCTCTCTCACGGGCATAGCGCACAAGACGTTACAAGCGGCACGATGGACGCGGCGAGGCTTGGCAGCGGCTCGGCGAGCAACACTACGTTCCTTCGCGGCGATTCGGCCTATGCTCCGCTTGGCGAGGTGTTTGAGTTCACTCGCACAACGGCACCGTCCGGCGCGACCGGAAACAACGGCCCTTGGGCGTGGACGCTTCCGGCGACAGCCAGAGCAGTACGGTTTGAGTGCATCGCAGGCGGCGGTGGTGGTGGCAGCGGGCGTCGATTCGCCGCTGGAAATCAGCGATTTGGAGGTGGTGGCGGCTCTGGCGGTGGGCGCGGAGAAGTCACGTTCCCGGCTGCTCTCCTAACGTCACGCGACCTGATTATAGGCGTTGGCGCTGGCGGGGCTGGCGGGGCTGCTAGAGCAACAGACGACTCGGACGGAGTTGCTGGCACGGCAGGCGGCGTCAGTTACGTCCGCTACGCTGCGGTCGGTGGTGCTTTAAACAACAATCTGTGCATGGCGACCGCTGGCGGAACTGGCGGTGGTGGCACCGCAACGAACGGAACCGCTGGGTCAAACTTTGCGCAGTTTCCGGGCAGTTCTGGCGGCGCGAGCAGCACATCGGCTGCGGCGACAAGTGGCTCGGAAGCCGCCAATGCGGCCTCAGGCGGCGGCGGCGGTGGTGGGATCGACACGGTAAACACCGCGAGAAACGGCGGCAGCGGCGGACGAATCTCCCCGTTTTCAAACACGAATTTCGGTTCTACCGGCGGCACCGCGCCGGGCGGCAACGGCGGCGATCCGTGGGTGTACGGCTATCTCGGTCACGGCGGTGCTGGTGGCGCAGGCAATGCCAGTGGCGCGGGTGGCAATGGCAGTAGCGGGGCGTTCCCCGGTGGCGGTGGTGGCGGTGGTGGTGCTTCCGTCAACGGCTTTTCCTCTGGCGCAGGTGGCAACGGTGCCGATGGCATTGTCCGCATAACGGTGTGGTACTAATGACAAACTCTCTCGCAATTCTCAACGCTGCCGGTCGCGTCGTGACGTTCGTCCGCGCTGACGTTCCCGCAGGCTGGACGCCGCCGGAAGGCTGCACGGCGATTCCAGACGATCAACTCCCCGCAGGCTGGCAGTACGAGCCAGAGCGGCATGATCTCGCGGACGTTCGACGCGAGCGTAACGAGCGGCTCTCAGCGAGCGATTGGACTCAGGTAGCCGACGCTCCAGTGGATCAAGCGGCATGGGCCGCGTACCGGCAGGCGCTTCGCGATCTGCCGAGCGTCTACTCAGGCGAAGGCCCGATCCCTTGGCCCGTCGCGCCGTAGTTGCCGTCTTCCCACAAGAGAGCGCAATGCCTGCCCGCTTAAACCAATGGAGGCCGCCGCAGTACATGCGTGTCCAGAGCACGAAGGAGCACGCGCACTACTGCACCGCCGACTGGAAGGAGCGGCGTGTGCGAGTCGCCATCCGCGACGCCTACACGTGCCAGGACTGCGGGCGTGTGGCTTACGGCAAGAACGGCCACGCCGACCATCGAATCCCACTCGAAGACGGAGGCAGCGACGACGAAGCAAACCTTCAATGGCTCTGCGGCAGCTGCCATGGGCGCAAAACACGCACGGAACAGCGGCAAAAACGCACGAACTGAGATGAACGACACCGGAAAAACAAACGCGAACGACGCAAACCGGGGTGGGTCGCGCCAAAAAACGCCGCTTCAAGGGAAGACCCCACGCTGCCTCTACGTGAGTTTGTGTCGGGTTTTGGCCCATTTTTGGAGGGAGTAATCATGGGTTCCCGAGGCCCCGTCGCCGACCCAAAGAGCCAGCGTTCCGCGGACGGCCGCAATACCCTGCGCGCTGCTCGCCGTACCGATTCTGGCCCGGTGCGCATGCCGACAGGGCTCGCGAAAATCAAGCCGGCAGCCGGCATGTGGAAACGTCTGGCCCCTGCACTGATCGAGTCTGGCCGTCTCACGCCAGAGAGCGCCGACGCGTTCGCCCTGCTCTGCCGCCTGCATGCGGAACTGGAAGTGCTCGACGGCCAGCTGTCACGCGAAGGCTTTGTGGTCGCGACCGAACGCGGTCCTGTCGCCAACCCGATTGCCCGGCTGGCCCGTGCCGCTCGCAACGACTGGGTCAGCCTCGCGCGCGACTTTGGCCTTACAGCCGCCTCATCGGCCAGACTCCCGGAGATCGAGGATGAGGAAGAGACTGACCCGCTCGCCGAATTCGGCTGAGCCGGACTACGGGCCGCCTCCTGAGTCCCTGTTCGTCGATCCGACCTCGAGGCCCGAGTTCGTGCCGGGGTTTGTGTGGAGCGCAGAGGAGGCAGACAAGCCGCGGCGGTTCATCGAAAAGTGCTGCCGCCACCGTGCGGAGGGCGGCGAGATCGTGCGCGTATCGCCGATCCCGTGGTTTCGCGACCGCGTGCTCTACCCGCTCTTCGGCTGGCGGCGACCAAACGGCAGGCTCCGGTTTCGCCGGTTCTCCGTGTTCGTGCCGAAGAAAAATCGGAAGACGACCAGCTGCTCGCAGATTGTCCAATACGCGAACACCGTGGCCGGCATGGACGTCTTTCTCGCGGCGAACGTGAAGGATCAGGCCCGCACCATGTGGCGGATGGTGCGCGATTCGATCCAGGCGTCGCCGATCCTAGAGCCAGTGTTCGACGTCGTCGATCACAAGTACCTGATCCGCAACAAGCGGAACGGCAAGGAAATCCGCTGCCTATCCGCCGACGCGAAAGTCTCGGAGGGCATCAACGGACTGGTGCTGCTCGACGAGATCCACAGTTTCAAGAAGCCAGACTTGGTCGACACGATCATGTACGCCACGCGCGGCATCCCGAACGCGATCATCGGATCGATCTCGACGGCCGGCGATAACCGCAACGGCATCGGCTGGGAGTGGTGGGAGGCGACGGAGCTGGCGATCAAAGACCCATCGGTAAACACGGGCCTGCTGGGGGTGATCTTCGGGGCCGACCCGAAAGCCGACGATCCGCACGATCCGGCCACGTGGGCAAAGGCCAACCCGGCCATGGGCACGGCATTCACTGAAGACGAGTTTCGCTCTGACTACGAGGACGCGCTCACCCACCCGCGGAAATTCTCGAAGTGGCTGCGCTACTCCTTGAACGTGTGGACCGCCCCAGACAACAGGGCATTTCCGGGCGAGCACTTTGCCAACTGTAGGAAGGAGCGGCCCGACCTGACTGGCCTTACGTGTGTCTGCGGTATCGACGTCGCCAGCAACATTGACATGACAGCCGCGTGCTTCCTGTTCAAGCTGGCCGACGGTTCGTACTACGCCATCATGAAATACTGGGTGCCGGAGGAAACGGTCCGCGAGCGCGAAACGAAAGACAACATCCCGTACTCGACCTGGGCGCGCGAGGGATGGCTGACGGTCACGCCGGGGGCCCGGCTCAGCCACAAGATCGTGGGCCGCGACATCGCGGAGTTTGATCGCAAGCACAAGATCGCGCTGGTCTGCGCAGACCCATGGCAGATAGGCCCGATTGCGTCGATGCTCGAGGAGGAGTCGATCGGCCTGAAAGCGGTGCGGCCCAGCACCACCGTCATGAATGCGCCGTCGAAGATGCTTGAGGGTAACGTCGTCGAGGGCACGTTCGGCTACGAATCGTCCATCCTCCTATTCAACGCAAACAATCTCGTTTGGGTAGAGGACTCCACCGGCATGATTAAGCCCGACAAGGAGAAGTCGCCGGAAAAGATTGACGGGATCGTGGCGGCGGTAAACGCGTTCGCTGCCGCCATGGAAAAAGACGCGGAACTGTCGGAACGTCCCGACGACGGCCCCTTCCTGCAGCGTCTTTGGTGAACGGCCTATAGGGCCAGTCGGTGGCCGTTTGAAACGATGGCCGCATGCCACGCGCCAGCAAAGCGGCCCCACGGCGGGCGAAGAGTTCCGAACGCCCGGCCTCGCGGAGGCCGTCTCGCGGCGGCGTGCGCTCTGCAATCGCCACGAGCACGCTGCTCGATCCGATGGCGTGGGGCAACACGGCGCACCGCCGAGTCCATCCGGACGTTGCCGTCCGGGTGTCCAGTGTGTTCGCGGTGTGCCGATTCATCGCGCAGGCGATCGGGTGCATGTCGCCGCGACTGAAGGTGCGGCTGGGCGGCAAGACACTCGACGCAGTACAGGGCTTCGGCGATCCGGCGACCAGCGTCAACCGGCAATGCGTCGCGGCTCTCCGCGTGCGGCCAAACCCATGGCAGAGCCCGTTTGATTTCTGGACGCTCCAGGGCTATTGGACGGCGCTCCACGGTGGCGGCTTTGCGAGGGTCGTGTCCGGCATCCGCGGCTCGATGACCCACCTGATCCCGCTGCACCCGCGCCGCATGCGGACCACGCAGCTCGACGACTACACGCTCGGCTACGAATGGTTCGACGAAAAGGGCCGCTGGTCGCGTCTCCAGCAGAGTGAGGTGCTGCACTTCCGATGGCTGGGGGACAACGGGATCACCGGCACACCGGCCACTGACACGCTCTCGACCGCAATCAGTCTGGCGCGCGAACTGGATACTGCGGCGATGGCCCACTGGAAGAACGGGGCGCGACCCGACTTCGTGATCGAGACCGCGAAGCGACTCGATGACACTACGGCTGCCCGCTATCGCAGCGAATTCCGCGACCTCTACGGCGGCGAGAATCGCGGCGTTCCGGCCGTGATGACGAACGGCGACAAGCTCGTGCCGATGCAGTCCAACACGATGGAGCAGAGCCAGTATCAGCAGCTCCGCGAATCCATCCTGCCGGAGGTGTGCAGCCACTGGGGCGTACCGGCCTCACTCGTCGGCGATGCGAAGGCCCAGCGGTATGGCAGCCCAGAGGCCGACAACCTCGCGGCGCAGGTGTGGTGTCTGTTGCCGTGGCAGAAGCGTTTTGAGGGTGCCGTCAACCTCTGGCTGAATGACACCTACGGCGAGAACACGTTCTTCCAGCTCGACAACCGGGCGTTGCTCCGCGGCGATTCGGTGGCAAGGGCGAATCTGTACCGGGCGCTGTTTGCGATGTCGGCCATCACGCCAAACGAGATTCGCGACCTCGAGGATCTTCCGCTCCTGGAGGAGCCAGAGGCCGACAAGACGTTCCTGCAGCTTGGTTTCTCCACGCTCCAGATGGCTGCGAATCAGGCGCAGAAGGCACCGGCCGGGGCCGTCGCCGATCCGGTGCCGGGAGGAGCCGACGACAGCCAGGGCGAGAGCGTGCCGGCGGCCGGCGGCTTCACGGTCGGCCAGCGCGTGTACTGGGCCGAAGCCGATGGCGTGATCGAGCACCTCATGACGTCCGGGACACTCGGCGTCGATGGCTCTCCGTTCGCCATCGAGGCCACGCCGGAGCAGCCGGCGGCCCTCGTGCGCGTCTACATGAACGACGAGCCAACCGAGTTCACCGTCGGCAAGCTGACCTCAGAACTTTCGGCCACACCACTCTCCACGGATTCAACAGGGGGGACCACATGACCACCGCAATCGAGCGCCGCTACCTCCTCACGGCCGACTACCCGGACGCGATCACCGTCCAGACTCGCGACGGCGAGCCCCCAGTGATCACCGGAATCTCGCCGCCGTGGGATTCGTTCTCCGTAGATCTTGGAGGCTTCCGCGAGAAGTTCGCGCCCACGGCCTTCGACGGACTGGTCGACCGCAAAGCGAACGATCCACGCGGCAAGCTCGATGTGCCGTTCCTCACGGATCACCTGTCGCACCTGATCACGGGCCGCACGACGAACGGCCGCCTCGAAATCCGCAAGGCCTTGAAGGGCCTCGAATACGTTCACACCCCGATTCCGACGACCCACGGTCGCGACCTCGCGATGCTCGTGGAAGATCGCACGATCACCGGCGCGAGCTTCGCCTTCACGGCTGCCCCCGACGGCGAGACCTGGACGGAGGACGAGAAGGGCAACGTCGTGCGGACCGTGTTCCGCGCGTCGGGCCTCTACGACATCTCGGCCGTCACCTACCCGGCCTACCCGCAGAGCACGGCCGGCATCCGGTCGCTGCCGCTCTGGAAGCAGGCCCGGAGCGTGATGGCCCACCGGTCAGAGTCTCGCGGCCTGACGATCTCTCTCGACTTCGACGGCACGTTCACGGCGGCCCCCGGGCTGTGGCGATCGTTCGTCACCGACGCGCAGTCCCGTGGCAACCGCGTGGTGTGCATCACCCGCCGCGACGACACGGAGGAAAACCGGGCCGTCCTGAGGCAGGCTTTCGGCGACTTGCATGACGAATTGGCCGGCGTGCTGCTGGTCGGGCGGGACCAGCAAAAGCGGTCGGCCGCAGCAGCCGCCGGCCTCACCGTCGACGTCTGGATCGATGACTACCCCGAGGGGATTCCTGTGATCTCGGCAACCCTCGCGGCCGAAGGCACCAGGGCCTTCAAGGTTTCCACGCTCGCCGGGGCACGGGCTGCGGCTGCGGCGGCAGCTGCCCGGATGCGCACCGTGCTTGCATCAACGGAGGCTGCGAAATGATCTCTTCTGCGCCTGTTGCCGAGGCCACCAAGCTCGACGCGAACTTACTCGACAAGATTCGCGCGTTCATTTCCACGGCTAAGTCGGCCGCGGCCGACGGCCTGACGTGGGCCGAGTTCGGCGATCTCATGCTGGCCCTGCTGCGGCTTGTTGTCCCGGCTCTCGACACGTTCCGCAGCGTCAGCGGACCAGAGAAGAAAGCATTCGCGCTGGAGGCCGTCGGCATGCTGTTCGACGCCGTGGCTGACAAGGCCGTTCCGGTGGCCGTATGGCCGCTCTGGCTGATCGTGCGGCCGGCCGTTCGGTCGCTCGTGCTCGCACTCGCGAGCGGTGCCGTGGAGCAGCTGCTGCCGCTTTTGAGGGTGTGACCATGCTCGACAACGTGCGGCTGATCGTGGAGTGGGCTCCCCTGCTCGGCTACGCGCGGCGGCTGTCGGCCGCCACTGACGAGGCGGGCAAGGCTGACGCCATCGCCGACGCGATCGAGTGGCTGGCCTCCAAGACCGGCAACCGCCTCGACGACGAACTTGCCCGCCGGATCGCGGCCGTGTTGAGAACCGCAGAGGGTGCGGCTCTGGCCGGCTGGATCGCAGACAAGGCCACGGAACTGGAGACGACAAAGTGAGCTACTTGACCATGATTCAATACGGAGCGGCTGGGGGCCTCATCGGATACGGAGTCTTGCTGCTCGCCACCAAGGGCGGCAATCTGCTCCGCGGGTTGTTGGGCCGTCGGCGCGAACGTGCCCCGGTGGACGACCTCCGGCTCGTGATCGACCTCGCTGCCCGGCTCCGCGATTCCGGCAAGACGCAGGCCGTCGAAGTCTGCCAGCAGCTGCTCGACGAACTGCTCAAGCCGGAGACCAAGGCGTGAGGCCGTTCGCTTTCATCGTCGCTGGCCTGCTGCTGCTCACGCTGCCGCGTGTGGAGGGATGCCGCGTCACGACGGAGCAGACGGCCGGGCCGGCGACCGCCGCGGTGTACGTCTACGAGAAGGACGACCACGCGATCCCAGCCTACGTGACGGTCGCGATCAACCGCCTGAACCGTGAGCGGAAGATCGTGGCCACGCTGCTCGAGGACGACACGACCAACGGCGACGGCGAGATTCCGGCCCAGTACCGGCTCGCCCTGGAGGCCGCCCGCAAGGCCGGGCTGCCGGCGGTCGTGGCCCTGGCCGGCGGACAGGTGATCCGCGTGACACAGGCCCCGGCAAGCGAAGCCGCGGTGATGGAGGCCGTCCCGTGATCGACCCTGCCCTGATCGACGTCTTCCCGCACGAGCACGACGGCTACCCGGCCGAGCTGGCCGCGGAGGACACGACCGACGCCCTGCGCGACGCCTGCGGCGACGCCTCGCGCGAGTTCCCGGAATCGCTCTGGATCGAGCCGCGCGACTGGGTGGAGAAGGCCCGCGAAAACGACGCTGCCGGATCGTGGGCGATGAACTTCATCGACCGGTTCACCAACCAAAATCCGACCCACGAATGCACGTGCCACAGTCTCCGGGCGAATGCGGAGGCAGCCCGCAACCGGGCTCGCGGCGTGAACTACGGCGGCCCGAAAAAGGACTTCCGCTATCAGGAGTCGAAAGACTTCGGCTCCGTCTGGCTCTCGCCGCTCTCCGTCTACGCCGAGGCGAACCCGCGCAAGTGGGGCGGGGCCAACGTGCGACAGGTACTCGAAATTGCCGTCCGTCGCGGCATGCTCCCCGAGACGGTGCAGCCGCGCGACTACAAGTTCCGCCACGCGATCGTGGGAACGTCTGGCAAAGGCGGGCTGAATCAGGCTGGCGGCCCGTGGGTGTCTGTGTCGCGTTTCCCGGATGGCTGGGAGGAAACGGCCCGGCAGTTCCGACCGCTCGAAGTCATCTTCCCGGAGAGCTACGAGCAGGCCGTGTGTCTCGTGCTTCACGGTCTGGTCGTGAGCGTGGGCCGCAACGGCCACGCGGTGCCGTGGTCCCGGTGGATCCCCGATCAGCGGCTCATGGCCTACCCAGACAGCTACGACATCGTCCGCTACGACTCAGAGCGGACGGCCCGCTCCGCCTGGCAGGGGTCGTTTGCAATCGCGTCCATGACACTCCCTGACGACTGGAGCAAGCCAGCACCATGATCGCGATCAATGCCGACACGCGGACCTTCTTCCGTGCTCTCGGGCGAGCCGCTGCACTGGTTGCCGCCTGGGCTGCGATCGCCGCAGCCGCCCCCTGCGACAACTGCCACGGAGAGCGAGTCGTCGGCCCCGGGCCGGTGCGGTTCGCCTGCCCGCTCTGCGACGGTGCTGGAGTAATCGCCGCTCCGCCTGCCCAGCCGTCTCAGCCGGCGGCTGCCGTTGCCGGCGGCCCCCGACCCGCGGTCCCACGCGTGGTATGCGGATCAGGCCCTTCCACTGACTGCGGCTCCGGCGTGCTCGTCGATGTCCGTGGCCGCCATGCCCTCGTGCTCACTGCTTGGCACGTAGTACGCGGCAATCGCGACACCATCACGATCCGCTGGCCCGACGGCACATCGGCCCCGGCGCGCGTGGTTGCCAGCGACGAAGCCTTTGACCTTGCAGCCCTCGTGACGGCAGCCCCAGCCGCGGCACCGGTGCGGCTCGCGGCCCGCCCACCGGCCCCTGGCGACACACTCACGGTCGCCGGCTACGGGCCGCCGCCATTCGCCTACAGAGAAAAGTCCGGGCCGATGACCCAACGGCTTTCACCGTTCGGCCCCCGCCACCCCTTCCACATGCTCGAACTGCGGGCCGATGCGCGGAAGGGCGACAGCGGCGGCCCGATCCTGAACGCCAACGGCGAGCTGGCCGCGGTGCTGTTCGGCTCCGACGGAACCGTGGCCGCCGGCAGCGATGCCACGGAAATCCGTGCCCTGATCGCGAGGGCGAAGTGGCCGTCCGACTGTCCGGACGGGAGGTGTGCGAAGCGATGAGCACGACGGACCTCGAGGAGCATGTCTGGCGGTCGCTCGCCGCACATCCGATCCGCCGCGCAATGCTTGGCCGGGAGCGGTGCGACGCGATTGTGGCGACGACCCTGGTCGAATCGCCGAAGGGCAGCGAATCCCTGTTCGCCGGTCACGACAGCGCGGCCATGCGGGAGCGGTGGGAGCAGCGTGTGCGGCTCGTCTACCGCGACCGCTGCGGCTCGCCACTGCTGTCGATGCTGCTGTTTTGGGCCATCGGGAAGATCGTGGAAATCATCGTGCAACGGTGGTGGGAGCAGCGGACATGAGCAGCGAAGTGATCGAGATCGGGGTCCGGGTCGCCCGAGAATTTGGATTCCCGTGCCTTGTGCTGGCGGTCGTGCTGTGGCTCTTGCGCGAGGGGGCCCACGCGATGCACCGGACTGTGGTGATTCCAGTCGTGGAATCGCACTCGTCATTCCTCCGGCAGACGACCGCCACGCTCGAAGGTCTCGGCCGGACGCAGGAACAGCAAGCCGAGACGCTCCGCGAATTGGCCGCCGGGCAGCGCGAAATTCATGCGGCGGTCGTCCGGGCCAAGGGCTGATGAGTTGCCGAAAAATTTTTGGCAGCGGCCTATAGGGCCAGTCGGTGCCGGCTTCATAGCCTGCGGCGAGCGAGTTCGACATCGACCGCGACACATTCCCAAAGAGGTAATCATGCCCAGCCCCAAGCTCCGCCTGCTCCGCGACGAGAGTGCCGCGATCGAGAACGAAATCAACGCGCTCCGTTCGCTCGATCCCAAGGATGACGCCGACCGCGAAAGCATCGAGGGCCGGCTGAAGGCCGCTCAGGAGCGGGCCGGAAAGATCGCGTCTGAGGCCCAGCGTGAGCATGACCTCGACGCAGCCATCGCGTCGATGCAGTCCGTGCGCTCTGCCGACAAGTCTCGCGAGGATGTCGAGCGGCAGTTCGACGCGGAGAAGGAAGACCGCTTTGCCGTGCCGGACATCCGTGCCGGCGTGAAGGCCTTCCGTAGCACGAAGGTCGCAGAGGCGGCTGGCCGCTACCTGTGTGCCATCGCCACCGGCGACAAGCGTGCCATGGGCGAAACGGTCAATGGCTACGGTGCCGATTTCGTCGTCGGCGAGCTGTACAACGCGATCGTCAACCGTCTTTCGTACCAGTCGGTGGGCATGCAGCTCGCCAGCATCTTCCGGCCGACCGGCCAGAAGATCACGCTCCCCAAGAGCGGCGACGTGACGTTCGGCTTCGCAGGCGAGGGCGTCGGGTTCACCGACCAGGACATTTCGTCCAGCGGTGCCGACCTGACCCTCTACGAGGGCGGTGCCTCGATCCCCGTGTCGCGTTCGCTCGTCGAGGATTCGCCGATCGACGTGGCCGGCCTGATCGTCGATCGATGCTCCTACGGGCTCGCCCGCTGGATCGACACGGTCTGGCTCGGCGGCAACACCGGCACGCCAAGCATCACCGGCCTCGCCGGTGCGGTTGCTGCGGGCAACACCGTCACCGTGGCGGCCAACGCCTCGACGACCGCCAACAACCTCGCCGACGTCGTCGGCAAGGTTGACGAGTCGATCATGGGCACGGGCGCGTGGGTGTGTTCGAAGGCCGGCTACGGGGATCTCATGAAGATCTGGGCGGCGCAGCAGACCACGATGGTGGTCGGCGGCGGTCGCGTGGTTCCGACCATCTACGGCGCTCCGGTATACCTCGTGAAGGGGCTGCCGGCGAACACGCTGGCTCTCTTCGGTGACTTCTCGATGTCCACGGCCGTCGGCCTGAAGGACACCGGGCTGGAGATCACGGTGGCCCGCGAGCTGCTTGTGCGCAGCCGCCAGCTGCTCTACGTCGCCAGCACCCGCCTCGGCGTGACGAACCACGGACCCGAGTTCGTGGGTCGGCTTGCCAAGGCCTCGACCTGATCGAGTTGATTGACTGCTCACACCGCTTCCGGTGGGGGCTGGGTTTCTTCTTCCCCAGCCCCCACCGGGCCGCACGGAGGCCCGTGGTGGAATCCCTTGTCCCTGTACGGCTGACGGCTGCATTCCGCGGCAACGCTCCAGGCGCGGTCATCAACGCCACGCCAGAGCTGGCCCGGTTCCTGACGTCTACTGGCCGGGCTGAGTCGCTTCCTGCCGCGCAGGGTTCACGGGCTGCTGTGCCGCTTGTCGAGCGCGCCGTCGCACGGCCGGGGGGTGCCGCGTGATTCTCTCGCCACCCGATAACGTCCAGGTGCTGATCCCGCCAGTGGTCGAGCCGGTGTCGCTTGCCGACGCGCGGGCTCAGGTGGGCCTCTTGCCCGACAATGAGGACCACAACTTCCTCCTGGCCCAGAAGATCTCGACAGCCCGCCGGTTCATCGAGCAGCGGCTGGGGGTCACGATGGTGGCCACGAAGCTCCGCGGCGTCTGGCGGCAGTGCCCGCGCGTCGTCGCTCTGCCGGCACCTCCGTTGCTTGTCGATGCCGACCATCCCGTCAGCGTCACGATCGACGGCCAGACGGTGCCGCCGTCCGACTTCCAGGTGGACGCCGACGTTCGGCCGGGAGAGGTCGCCCTCGAGGTCGCAGCCTCCGGGAAGCTCGTCGTCGAGTGGTGGGCCGGCCGGATGCCGGGGTTCATCCTCTGCCCCATGCTCCACTCCGCGATCCTCATGTACGTCGATCACGCGTTCCGCAACCGCGGCGTGCTCGCGGACGACCAGACGATCGTCCTGCCGGTTGGCTTCGACGACTTGCTCGCCGCCTCCTCGTGGTCAGGGAGGTACTGACGCATGATCGCCTCCGGCCGCCTCACTCACCGTTTCGAACTTCAGCGTCCAGTGCAGACGCGCAACGCTTCGGGCGAGAGCCTCACGACCTGGGGGAAGGTCCGGTCGTTTCTTGGTTCCTATGACCAAGAGAGTTACGGCCAAGCCCAGCGGCGCGGGCAAGTCGGCGGCAACCGACAGGCTACGGTCGTCTGCCGGAAGTTCCAGGGCGTCGACGCGTCGATGCAGCTGGTCTGCCTCTCGCGCGACGGCGACATCATGAAGATTTCGAGCGTGGTCGAGGAAGACGGCGATCTCGTCATCACCGTCGAGGAGACCGTCGCATGATCGCGCTCTCTTGGAATTCAAGCTTCGAGCCGAATTCATACGACGCCGACAAGCACATCTCGGCGCTGGTGGAAGCATACCGGTCGCTGCCTAGGCACATCGCAAGGAAGCACCTTGGAGCATCGATGCGCCGCGTGCTGAAGCCTGCCGTACCGATCCTGCGAAAGAACACGCCCAAGCAAAAGCGCACTCTTCGAGCCTCTGCAATTACACGCGACACAAAGGGCAGGTTCACGAAGGGCTCTGGCAAACTCCGAAACGTGGCTGGTGCGCTGCGCCGTGCCGCTACTGTTCGCGTTGGGCAAACCGGACAAAACAACGCATTCAACTCGTTTGTTTACGGCGTGCTCGGATACCGGGCTGGGTTTGAATCGCGCAAGGCGATTTGGCTTCAGTATGGAACGAGCAGGGGAATCAGTCCGTATCAGATGATCGATAAAACGATGGCGGAGTTTGGTCCTGTGGCCGCGAACAGGCTTGCCGAAGAGATGGCAAAAGCGCTCGAAAAGGCTGCGTCTGAGGACGCCGCCGGCAAGAACCCAGTCAGGAGTTATTGATGCCATCCGCTCCCTACAACTGGCTCAAAGCGGCCATCGAGGCGGCTTCCGGCGTCACGGCGTGGCCGGTCGGAATGACTGGCGGAGGTGATCCTCCGTATGTCATCTACGCGCGAGAGAGCACCACCCGCGAGCAGCTGCTTGACGACACGTTTGACGCGACGCCCGAGACGGACACGCTCCACCCGGTGGCCCGCTTCACCGTCGTGATCTACGCCGACTCCTACACCCAAGCGTGGCAGCTCGCCCGGGCTGTCTCGGGGGCGATCCACAAGTTCGCCGGCACCGCCCACGGCGAAACAATCGAGCACTGTCTCGTGCTCGACGAGCGGGACGGCGACGCCGGCTACCTCGAGGGCCGAGAGCAGCCCACGTACACGGTCGAGCTAACGGTCGAGATTCGTTTTTCAGAGGAGTGACCAATGCCGATTTCCACCAAGCCGAACAATGGCCCGACCCTTCCTGCTGGTGTCAAGCGCGTCTCCATTAAGGATGTCGACACGACCGCGACTGTTGCGAAGGAGGATGTGACAGACCTCGACAGCGAGGAGCGCGAGTACGCCGACCCTGTCCTTCTAGACGACGCCGGCGGCGCAACCAAAACGTGCAGCGCTTCGGGAAACCTGAAGGGTTCTGAGTTTGCTCCAGACCAGCTCAGCGTGACGGAGGGCTGGGTGCTCGAGGACTGCGAGTTTGTCTACGAGGAGGGGAAGTACGCGACCTGGAGCGCGAGCTGGTCGTACTACCCGACGCAAGCCGCCTAACTCACTGAAAGGAATGCACGATGTCGCTCGTCAGTTCGCAAGGTCAAAGCATCGGCGTGACCGGTGCGAGGAAGATCACGGTCAAGAAAACGCGACCCAAGCCGGGCGCAAACAAGCTCGACGCCTCGACGCTCGCCATCCCTCACGGCGGCAAGCGTGTCTACGAGGACGGGCTGCCCGACAACGGGCCGAACGGCTCCACCAACGGCGGCATCACCACCACGATCGCGGTGGAGTTCAAGTCCGCGTCCAAGCCAGCCGTCGGTTCGACCGTCACGCGCAGCGGCGTCACGCTGAAGTGCATCGACAGCGAGCTGACCGACGATGCCGGTACCCTGAAGCAGGGCACCGCCAACTACACAAGCGACTACACCGACTGAGTTTCCAGGCTTGACACGTGCCGACCAACACCCCACCTCCGTCGTCGCAAGGATCGAACGTCACGTTCAACAGCGTGCCGATTGGCCGGCTCACGAACTGGCGGCTCCAGCCGGCTACGGCGCTGATCGAGAACGTCACGAATTGCGGCTGCCGTGTGGTCGGCACTGGCATCAACACTCGCGTCGTCAATCAGGTCGAGTGTCTCGGCATTGAGCCGGGGGGCGTGGATATCAGCATGCGGAACGTGCCGCCGTACATCTTCGATCACACCGGACTGCGGGCCATGCTGACCGTGAACTTCGCGAGCGGCAGCCTGTCGATGGAAGCGTTCCTCGAAACGTTCGACGTAAGCGGCAATGTTGGCGAGTTCCTTCGTGGGACCGCTCGATTCCGATTCTCAGGAGTGTAAGCGTGAGCAAGCACGAAGACGATTTCCTGTCGTGGGAGCCAGAGGTCATCGAGGCCACGGTCCCCGGCACTGACCAAACGGTTCACTTGCGCTATCCGGCGTTCGACGTCTGGCATGCCATCGCGACCGAGCATCGCGAATGCGTGGGCCGCCCGGCGTCGGCCGCGCTGGTCGCAAAAACGATCGCCGGCTCCTACTGCAAGAAAAACGGCGAGCCGCTGTTCACCGCTGACAGCCTCGATCAGATCATGCGCGCGAACCCGAACCGCGTCATGTGGCTCTACAACCACGCGCTCAAAACGGTGTTCAAGAACGACGACGAAGCAGTTTCGGAGGTGGAAAAAAACTCCGCAGCCGGGCAGGACTGACGGAGCGGTTCCTGTACCGGCTGGCGTCACATCACAAGGTTCTCAACGTCGAGCGGCTCAAACGCGAAATCCCAATCTCGGCTTTGCAGAGATGGATTGCTGCCTACCGCGTCGAGCCATTCGGCGACGAGTGGGGGCGAACGGCCCTGCAGACGCTGCTGATCCTCAAGGCGCTCGGGGCGAACGTTGATCCGCAGTTTCGAGAAATGTTCCTGCCCAGCTACGACCCGGATCGCGAGATGACAGAAGACGAGATTCAGGCAGAGATGTTGAAGGCCGCTGGAGCCCGGTGGACTCCGAAGGAAGAGGCGACGCAATAGCATGGCGACGATCGGCAAAGTCTCCGCCGTTTTCACGGCCTCGACGAGCGGGCTCGTGTCGGGCACGAACGCCGCTGGATCGGCATTCAAGTCGCTTCAAGGCGACATCGCCGGGCTGCGCGGCGGGATGTCGGCCCTCGTGGCGATCAACGCTGCCCAGTTCTTCGGATCGCTCGTCAACTCCGCCTCGCAAGCAGTCGGCAGCCTTATCAACATGGGGCAGGCTCAGGCGGAGGTGATCGACCAGACGAGCAAGCTGGCCGCCCGGCTCGGCATGACCTACGGCGAGCTGTCTGGGCTGGCGCTGGCCGGAGACCTAGCTGGCGTGTCGCTTGATACCATCGGCACGGCCGCGACAAAGCTCGACGTCGCGTTCGTCAAGGCCCAGCAAGGCTCCGCCACGGCGGCCGCGTCGTTTGCCAGCCTCGGCCTCAACGTCGAGCAGCTCGCCGGCCTCAACGCCGCGGACCGGTTCGACACGATCGCGTCTGCGATCGCCGCAATCCCGAACGAGGCCGAGCGGTCGGCCGCTGCGGTCCAGATCTTCGGCCGGGCCGGGGCCGGCCTGCTGCCGCTCTTTGCCGGCGGGGCTGACGCCATCGCCGCGGCTCGCGAGGAGGCGGAGCGATTCGGACTGGCCCTGACGACCGCCCAGGGACAGGACGTCGAGGCCATGAACGACGCTTTCACGCGAGCCCAAAAGGCCGTCGAGGGAGTTGTGCAGCAAGTAGTGGCCTACCTCGCCCCGGCCGTCCAGAGCGTCACCACGTCGTTCTCAGACCTCATCGGTTCGGTCGGCGGAGCGAACATCGGTCAGGCGATCGGAGACGGCATCCTGCAGGGGGCAAGGTTGCTCGCTGGGGTCGGCGACTTCCTGATTCAGAATTTCGGATCGACGTTCTCATACTTCTCGGAGGTCGGGCAGCAGTGGGGCGTGGTGCTCGACCTGGGGCAGCGTGTCGCAAATCTGTTCGTTGGGGCGTTCAACGTTTTCGAGACCGTCGGCAACGTCATCGGCGGGCTGTTTTCGGACATCGTCGGCGCTCTGTACGGGGCGGCCGCAGATATTGCCGAAGTCATTCCCGGGTTTGGGGAGATGGCAGGCCAGTTGCGGTCAAGCGCGGACTCATGGTCGGGGCAGGCCGACACGTTCGCGGCGTCTATGAATCAAAACGCCGACGCGGCCTCGGCAGCCTTCGCGGCAGCATTCGCCGAGAACACCACACCGGTCGGGCAGGCCCTGGCCGGCCCGCTGACGACTGCCCTCGATTCGGCAATCGCCAAGGCCCAGGCCTCAGCCGGCCAGATCGATGACGTGAAGCCGGCCCCGGTGGACGTGCGGCAAACCGTCGAGTTTGCGAGCGTGGACCAGGCGATCAAGGGGATCGACTCCCGCTCGGCCGAAGGCGTCGCCGAAATGTTCCGCCTCATGCGCGGCCAGGGTGCCGACGTCCAGCAGCAGCAGCTCTCCGTGCTCGAGCAGATCGCAGAGAACACCGCCGGCGGCGAAGACACCTACCCGTTTGCCATGGAGTAATCCATGCCCCCTCTCAGCTGGCGTCGCGTGCTGGATGGAACCGGCCTGTCGGGCAAGGTGGGCGAGCCGCTGCGCTATGACGAGGCATGGCTGATCCGCAACACCTCGCCACTTGATAGCAAGCTCTCGCTGCTAAAGTCGGTGCCTGTGGGATGGTATTCGGCGCACTGGGAAAACTCTGCCTGCAAGGCGATGGAGTTCAAGCTCGCGCCGACCACGAAGGAGGGCCTGCTCTGGCGGCTCGACGTGGCCTTCTACCCGCCGCCGAAGGCCGCGGAACTGAAGTCCACCGGCGTGCCGGAAGACTTCTGGGAGCGTGCCGGTGGCGTCTCGACGGTGCCGGCCTTCAAAGACAAAGACGGCACGATGATCGTCAACTCCGCTGGCGACCCGGTCGAGGGACTGCAACGCGAACGCGACGAGCGCGATTGGACGCTCACGAAGTACTACACGAGCGACACCTGGAAGACCGACGCAAAGGAGTATTCCGGCAGCGTCAGCAGCGACACCTTTGACGGCGAATCCGCCGGCAAGTGGAAGTGTTATTTCAAGACCGCCAAGCGCCGCGAAGTGCAAAACGTCGCGCGCAACAAGACGGCGAGCGCGGCCACGGAGGGGGAGCCCGTCGCCGGCGGCACGGATGAAACGCTCGTCTTGGTCGAGACGGTATGGGAGTTTCGGTTCGACCCGGACACTTGGAAGTCGATGCCGTGGGACGTCGGTTTTCACGAGATTGTCAGCGGCCAGCGGAAGGTGATCTTGGTGGACGGGAAGCCGGTGAAGCAGCCCGTTGCTCTCAACTCCAACGGCACGGCAAAGACTGGCAATTCTCCGCCAAGCGTGATCCGCAACGGCGAGGGTGCGAAGCTCTATCCGGAGAAGAACTTCACCGCCAAGTTCGGCTCGCCGTTCATCGTGCAGGGGGCCTGACGCATGGCAGGGCGGAAGGTCGCGTTCACCGAAGACGCCGCCCGCCGTGTGGCAGCCGCCACGCTCTCCTACGAGCGTGGCAATCGCGATCAGCCGCCTATCCATTTTCGCCAAGCGGGCGACGGCGGCGGCGAGGAGCCGCGGCTCGGCACCATCTCCGCGACCTGGACGAAGAACGCGACGGCCACCGTGACGCAGATCAAGGCCGATGGAACCGCGCTATCGCCGACGGTGACGTTCACGGCCACGAACTATTTCGCAACCGTGACGGTTCCGAGCGGCACGCGAAAGGTGTTGTGCCTCTTCGTGGGCGACCGTTGGCTTCTCGTGGCAGCGGAGTGCTAGATGCTAGACCTCCTCGCCGCCATCGTCTCTGCCGATCCGCCAGCCCTCCTGGCGTGGCTCGTCCTCGCCTTCGCGGCTGGCATGTATCCAATCGGCATCATGCTGGGGAGCACCTGCTCGCCGTGCTGCGCTAGCCCGTGCTCTGGCCCATGCGCAAAAAACGAAGACTGCCCTCCCGGCTGCCAGTGCGTTGGCGGCCAGTGCGGCGGTTCGTTGCCCTGCGTGGACTGCAAGGGCGAAAGCCTGCCCGACACCGTGACGGTTAGCGTAAGCAACTGGCCTGCGGATCGCGTGCAGGGTGGTTCGCTGGCATTTTTGAATTTTGAATCAGATTTCGGCTTCGGCGCGGCTGGCAAAGTGACGGCCCCTGGCGACAACCCTGGCCCTGTGTCTGCCGGTGAGCTCACGAGCGGCGGGGAAGGCTACGCAAGAATCATCGTTGAGCGATTTGAGCCAACCGTGACCGCTAGCGCAGGCGGGACGCAGCAGTTCACGGTATCGCTAGAGAAGGTCGGCGAGGGCGAGGAGGCCGTCTGGGTGCTATCGGGTCTTGCGCTTGATGGAGGAGGCACGGTTGAGAGCGACACCATCACGTTTACCGTTGAGGCTCCTGGCGTCGAAGTTGAACCCGCGTCGGCGTTTCTTGTGCGCGGGCGAACTGCGCCATCGCTTTCCATGTCCGTGGCCTCTGCCGCCGGGGGCGGTGCGGAGCTGGTTCCTGTCATGCTCCAGGGTTTCTCGAACTGTGGCGGCAGCCCCGTCTGGGCTCTTAACGACTTTGCGATCAATAACGCAGGTTCTGGGTACGCGGTTGGCGATGAGCTTGTGTTTACGCTGACAAACGGCGTCGAGCACTGCGGCGATTTTGTCACGCCGTGGGTCGTCAAGACCGTTGGCCCTGGCGGCTCAATCGTCGATTTTGAGCTCGACACAGACGACAAGGACATTATCGACGGCTGGTTTCGGGAGTATTACGCTGAGGGCGGCCCGATTGAATTCATCCAAGTGACGAGCGCTGGCGCTTACTATTTGCCAGGGCCGACGACGGTCGAGGTCGCAACGGTAACGGTTACTGTCGCGCAGCGAGGCAGAGCGGCAGGCACCTACGGTGGGGCCGCAATCAGCGCGACCATCAACGCCGACCCCAGCAGTGCGACATTCGGGCAGATCACTGGGCTTAATATCGCCAACGGCGGCTTTGGATATTTGGCGTGGGAATGGGTCGAGATTTGCTGCGGGCCGTACTGGAACGGAAAGTCTGTTGTGCTGAGAAGGCCAAGCGGAAGCCAGGGCGGCTTTGGCGCGCTGAATCCATGCCTATACCGCCACACCAGAACTAACAAAGGCTGCTCGGCAACTATCGAACTGGAATACTCTCCGGGGTCTGTGCGGGTAATGGTTCGCGATCCGGCGGGCTTTACGCCAATCGGCGCGCCAGGCCAAGGAGGCGTTAACAACTCCGGCTATGCTTCAGCCGGTTGCTTTGAGGAAATCTGGAAGACGCCAGGCCCCGGAGAAGATTGCGTCGGGCTTCCCTTTTCCGCGACCTCGCCGCGCGGCATCAAGCTTACGGTCGCCCCAGGCGGCAACTACACGCCTGAGATCGCAACGCCGACCAACGTGCGGCACGTTTGCTGCCCAGACGGTGGCTTTGCGCCGTTGGAGCTGGAGGTACGGGTGCACGAGCCATCGGCTCCGTATCTGCCGGAGCCAGACCCGCCTTTTACGACATACGTTTTGCCGCGCGGCGGCGGTGGTCCTTCGGGTGCGACGGCTGATTGCACGATCAGTTACGGCGGGTTCGGCCTTTACGTCGCTGTGCGGAGGTGCGACAGCTACTACGGCGCAAACTGCCAGTCCTGCGCGAGGAATTGCGAGACGCGCGCGGGGATGCCAGGCGACAGTTACGTCAACTTCCCGATGTACCACACTTTTTCACGCCCGTGCAATGCGTGTAGTTCTCCGACGATGTGCAAGCCTGTGTCGGGCACGTACGTCATCAATCGCCGCGACCCGCGATGGAACGACGGCGATGGGCTGCCGATGGAATGGTTTCAATGGTCATCACCGCCGCCGGAGGGCTTTACGCCCGGCGATAATAATTTTTACCGGATTGAAATTCCATGAGTGGCGACCCCGCAAAACTGTGCGACTTCCAGAACCCCGAGCGCACCTGCCCAACCTGCGGCTACGTTGCCAAGACGCTGCCGCTCTATCGCATGTGCGCGCCTGTGCCGGAAGACATATGGGAACCCATCCCTATCGGCGACCTCGTAGAAAAGGGGCTCACCGCTCTCGGGATCACAAAGGAGCGGGTCGAGAAGCTGACCCGCACGGAGGGCAAGCCCGGCGGGTGCGGCTGCGCCGGGCGGCAGAAGTGGTTGAACGAGTTGGGGAATAAGGTGCAGACGGACGCGCGGAACGCTTTGCTAGCGGCGAAGCGGTTTTACGTCGGCGAGTGACACACCAAAGGAGGGCAAGGATGCCAACCAAAGGACAACTTGGTGGTGACGCGATCACGGCAATGGCACGCCGGATCGTGGCGGCCCACCCTAACGCCCCAGCCAAAACGCTTGGCCGTCGACTCCAGCAGGAGGCCAACGGTGCTTTGACGCTTCAGCAGGCCTACTCGCGCATCAGGCGTCAACTCGGTGTAAACGGTCAGCACAGCCGCCGAACGATGTCTAGCGTCACCCCTCGGGCCAAGCGATCCGCCGGCACCGTCCCGCCGATGCCACCGTCGAAAGCCGACGCGTGGGCACCCTACGAACTAGACGTCACGGGTACGGTCGGCGTGCTCAGCGACATCCACGTTCCCTATCACGACGAGGTGGCCCTCCGGGCCGCCGTCGACCAGCTGCGTGGCGACAAGGTCGAGGCCCTGGTCCTGAACGGCGACACGTGCGACTTCTACGCGATCAGCCGCTACACGAAGAATCCGAAGAAGCGGAAGTTCTCGGCCGAAGTGGACGCCGCACGCGACATGCTCGCGTGGATCCGCGGCCAGTTCCCATCGATTCCGATCGTCTTCAAGGCCGGCAATCACGAAGAGCGGTGGGACCACTGGCTTTGGCAGCATGCCCCGGAGATCAGCGACGACAAGCGGACGGGCCTCGACGAGTGGCTCGACATGGCCGACCACGGCATCACCTACGTCGCCGATCAGCGGCCGATCATGGCGGGCCAGCTGCCGATCCTCCACGGGCACGAGAAGGGCAAGGGATTCGCGGCTCCCGTCAACCAAGCCCGCGGGGCGTTTCTCCGGCTGCAGCACACCGTGCTCGAGGGCCACGGCCACCGGACCAGCGCCCACTGCGAGCCGGACATGTTTGGCCGCGAGGTCTTCTGCTGGAGCACTGGATGCCTCTGCGACTTGCGTCCGGAGTACGCCCGGATCAACAAGTTCAACCACGGCTTCGCGAGCGTGCGCGTGCATGCCGACGGGCAGTTCGACGTCAGCAATTTCCGGATCGCAAGCGGAAAGGTCAGGACGTCGTGAAAAACCGCAGCCTTGCGCAAGCCCCATCGCTCGACACCGAAACGATTGACGACGACGATTGCGGCCTGCCCACTCCAGTCCCTGACGACGACGGATGGGTTCGCCTGAAACGGCAGCAATCCACCAAGGAAAAGCCGCGAGGCGACGGCGAGGCGGTGCGGAAATGATAATGCTGTCCGACGAAGAAATTGCGGCGGCCGAATGCCGCGCCCGTCGGTTTTCTGGCGCTTATACCGGCACGAGTGGCACGCTCGCCGCCGACGTCATCCACCTGATCCACATGGTTCGACACCACCGGGAGGCAGGCAACGTGAAGGAACAGCAGGAAGGAACCGTCCGGTTTGCTACCGGGGCGGTGCGGTCAAGCGACGCGGAGGCCACGCGATACGACCTGATCTCCCCGATCGGCCTGGAGGCCGTGGCCCGCACGTGTGCGGAGGGGGCCGCGAAGTACGGGGATTGGAACTGGGAGGCCGGGATGCCGGTCACGGACCTCCTAAACCACGCCCTTCGCCATGTGTACCTGTACCTCTCCGGAGACCGATCGGAGGATCACTTGCCGCATGCTGCCTGGGGCTTGCTGGCTGCGATACACTCGGAAAGGCTCTGGCCGGAATTGAACCAGGGCACGCTCCGCGGGCCGGGATGCCGGCCTCCGGCGGCGGGCTGCGACGGTTGCGCGGATCGCATGTCGCAGGATTCGCTAGGTTGCCACATCCGGGGACAGGAGCCGCCAGATTGCGGCCTACGCTGATCGTGCCGGTGGTTCCGGGTCTGGCCGGAACACGCGCGGGAGCGATTGCCAAGCCTTCGGCCGCCTACTGTCGACCACGCGCGGATCAAGGTAGCTCCGCCGCGTGATCCTGTCTGTCGAGTGACCAAGGTAGCTCGTGGCGTCCAGGCCGGCGGCCGCAAGGTGTGAAGCCGTTGACCGACGCAAGGCGTGGAACTGAACGTCCCGGCCATCACCAAGACCGGCGCGTCGCGTGATGGTCTTCCAACGCTTCCGAAGTGCAGTGCTCGATGCCACCCACCAAAACGCCGTCGGACCTTCATGTCGGCTGACGGCATCTACAAGATCGCAGGCCTCGGGCGACAGCTCGTAGACGCGTTCCTGTCTCCGCCCCTTCCTGACTCCAGCCGGCACGACAAGCGTGGGCCGCTGCCAGCAATGCCGCGGCGTGTTCAGGATCGCGTTGATTCGCTCGCCGGTTTCTAGGCCGACGGCAATCAATGCACGAAAAAACGTGCTCGCCGGCACCGGCCCGACCAACCCTGTCGACCATCTGGCTGAGTCAGCCAGCCGCGTAAGTTCTTCAGTCGTGAATGCCCGCGGGGTCGACTGCGGAACCAGCTCCGGCGCAACCGTAGGCCTCAGCCGCACGAGGCCCCGGCCTTGCGCAAGGTTCCATAAGGCGAGAATGCCAGACCGCTCGCGGGCAACGGAGTTGGGTGACTTCTTCTCGGCCATCGCCGCGAGCCACTGGCTGACGAGTAGATCGTCAAGGTCTTCGAGCACGGCTGGCCGGCCGAGCCACCGCGAGAACTGGGTGATAGCGTGCCGCAGAAGGCGAACGCTTTCGGGAGAGCGGCCGCGAAGCCGAAGGGGAACGTAAACGGTTTCAAGAAAAGCTGTCAGTGTCATGGCGTGTACCTCCGCAAAAGGGATAGGTCACGCTTCCGTGCGGTGCTGTCCTTCCTTGTGTGGGTTCTGATTGCGCCGCCCGTGCCGGTTAGCCGAGACACGGATGGTCACTGGATGGTTCGCTTCAGTCCCCGCCACTTCACGCAAGCCCGGCCATCCATGGCCCGGGCTTGCTTGCTTTCGGGGCGGCATCCTGCCGCCACTTCACGCAAGCCCGGCCATCCATGGCCCGGGCTTGCTTGCTTTCGGGACGGCATC